CAATCACAAATACTACAATGCATTTGATGTAGAATACATCAGTGTAACTACTCTTTTAAATACTTTCAAAAAGCCATTTGATACTGATGCACATGCAGCAAGAGTTGCTGAAAAGAACAATACCACCTCAGAAGCCATCAAAAACTTGTGGAAGACCATAACAGTTGAAGCACAAGAAAAAGGTAAAAATTATCACAAAGCCATGGAAGACTACATCAAATACGGTGAAGTGGCTGAGGAATATAATGACCTCATCAAAAGTCTCAATAAAGCAGGTGAAGGCTTTAAAAGCAAGCAAAAGAAAGCAGAGTGTTTGCTTTGGAATGATGGTGCTCGCATTGCAGGCACAGCAGATTTAATTCTTGAAAATGATGCTGAATTTTTTGTGATGGATTTTAAAACCAACAAAAAGTTCAAGTTTAGTAATGATTTTGGAGAAAAATTACTTGAACCTCTCAACTTCTTAGATTATTGTGAATACAACATCTACACATTGCAATTATCCACTTATGCATACATGATGCAGCAAGCAACAGGCAAACATTGCAAAGGCATGAAGATCCTTTATTTGACAACAAATTCTTACAACAATACTAAATATTGGCGGGAAATTCCCATCATTTACTGCAAAGATACCATTGAAAAACTCTTTCAACTAAGAAAAACACAAATACAAAATGCAAATACATAGTAGCGCCGCAAGTCGTTTCTCCAAAGATCAGATCAACGAATTTTGGAGAGTAATAGATAGCATCAATTGGCCTGAGCGTCAGGATGCCCCAGTAGTTAAAGGTGACCTCATGATGCAGATGTCACCAAGATCTGCTGATATCAACAAGCGCATAGCAACATTTTATGCTCTTAATCTTGTAAATGAGTTTAAGAACTGGCAGCATATTCAGGATGACACTAAAACATATAATTTGTATGATGTAGAGTGTGCTGCTAGCAATGTAATTGGCGGTGGTAAAATCAACTATGAAGAGCATTTTAAATCTCCTCAGTATTTGATCAGCGAAATCAACGCTGTTGATGTGGCTAATAATTTTCTGCGCAGTCTTCCATCAGAGGATGATTATTATAGCAGCTCAACGCTATCAATTTAAAAAATAAAAAAAACACAAAAAAAAGCGGAGAAAAATCTCCGCTTTTTTTTATTTATTGTTTAATTGATCAATCAAAAAGGCTCTTGCCTTGCTGCAAATTACCGACTTTCATTTTGCCGCCTTTGCCGTCATTGACTGTGTGCTTGAGCTCCTTGGGCTCTGACTGAAGAGTAATTTTGGCTCCAGTTGTAGCAGGCTTGCCACCAGATTTGCCAGTTACTGTACCACCAGCCTTCATGCTGCCTTTGCTCATGAGCTTATGGCCTCTGTTGCCAAGTGGCTTTGGTTCTGGCTCAACAGTTACACTTTCAGGGAATGTATCTTCATCATCACCTTCATCGCCCATGTCTGCGCCAAGATCTTCTGCACCAAGTTCTTCATCTGACATTTCATCTTCCATGCCACTCTCAAGTTGACCCATGATGGCATCATGAAGTTGTTGAGCAAGTTCGCGTGACAATGTGATGGTAATTTCGTCTCCACCCATGTCATCATCAGGTGAGTCTGTATCAACATCAAGAGCATCAAGATCTTCATGTTCGGCGCCGAGATCAGCGGGATTGTCCATAACTTCTTCGTAAAGAGTATCAAAAGCAGATTTGTTAGTCATACTTCTATTTAGTGCTGTGATATTAGCTTTTTCAACTCCTAAAGAAAATTTTTCAGGAGAATAAAGATTTTTTTTGCTGGTTGGCTCAATTGCTTTGTTCAGGCCTTGCACATGTTCAGGACCTCCGCGCTTGTCAAATGCCATTGCTTCTGTTGAGGCAAGTGGTTTTTTTGATTTCATGAGTGGCAAATTTTGTGCACCTTTGCCGCGCTTGTTACCCATCATAGGCTTTTTAGCTTTTTTGTGTTGCATGCGATTATTTATGTACATCATGTAAATAAACATGCATGCCATCAAAAAGTAGAGAGTTTTATCTCAACAACCCAAATCTGCCCACCAGCACAGCAGAATATGAATATACACCGCAAATGGTGCGTGATTTAAAAAAGTGCGCACAGAATTTATTGTTTTTTGCTGAAAATTATTTTTACATCATTGATCCAGACAAAGGGCGGGTCATAATTGAGTTGTACAAATACCAAAAAGATGCACTAAGAATGCTGCGAGACAATCGCTACAATATTCTGCTGACATCTAGACAGTTGGGCAAGGCACTTGCATTAGATACACCAATTCCTACACCAACAGGATGGACAACTATGGGAGAACTGAAAGTCGGTGATAAAGTTTATGGTTTAGACGGAAAAACATGTAATGTCACCATGGCACATGATATATTATACAATAGAAAATGCTTCAAATTAACATTTGATAATGGTGAAATTATTATTGCTGATGCAGATCACCTTTGGTTTACACAAGCAAAAAATGAAAGAGGTAAGATTGCTGGATCTATTAAAACAACGCAAGAAATATTCAATACACAAACAAAGTGGAATGAGCCTAACCATAGAATTCCAACGTGCATAGCTGGAATTGATTGTGAAGAAAAAATGCTGCCTATTGATCCATATGTTTTGGGGCTTTGGTTAGGCGATGGTGCTAGCTCAGGAGGATACATCACTGTAGGCAAGAGAGATTTAGAAGATATAGTTAAAATACTTAATGCCGATCAAGCACAGTTTGATAAACTTACTGTTAATGAGTACAATACTGATGTTTTTTCATTGAGAATTTCTTCAAATGATTCACCACACACAAAAAGTCTAACATCAATTCTTAAAAAGGAAAACTTAACAGATAATAAACACATACCTGCAGTTTATATGAGAAGTTCTAGATCTCAAAGATTGAGACTACTCATGGGATTAGTAGATAGTGATGGATATATAATGCCTGATGGCACTTGCCAGTTTTACAATACTAATCTAAAGCTGGTTGATCAAGTTAAGGAGTTAGTTGAAAGTCTTGGTTATAAAGTAACAACGAAACAATACACCCCTACATTAGATGGTGTGAAATGCTCTGAGTGTAAGAGTATTACGTTTAAGCCAATTGAATATGTCTGTAATTTACCGTTTAAGAAACAGCGCATAAAATGTAAACCACAAGTTGTTCAATCAAAATATAGATCGCAATGGCATTATATTAAAAGTGTGGAAGTTATAGAATCAGTGCCTGTTCGCTGCATAACTGTGGACAGTCCGGATAGTCTATACCTTTGCGGCAAGCAATACATACCCACTCACAACACAACACTACTTTGCATATATGCATTGTGGGTAGCAAGCTTCAATCAAGATCAAAATATTCTCATTGTTGCAAACAAAGAAAGCACAGCCATTGAAATATTCAGAAGAGTACGACTTGCATACGAGCAGTTGCCCAACTGGCTCAAACCTGGTGTGCAAGAATATGGAAAAACCAGCATGACATTAGACAATGGATCTCGTGTTGGTATTTCCACCACCACCGGATCTGCTGCACGTGGTCAATCCCTCAACGTTTTGCTGCTGGATGAGTTGGCTTTCATTGATCCTCCATCCATCATGGAAGATTTTTGGCGTTCTGTGTGGCCCACAATTTCTCGCTCCAAAACATCCAAAGTATTGATTGCATCTACTCCCAATGGAACAGACAATTTGTTCTATCAACTGTATGATGGAGCAATAAAAAGCCAAAATGACTTCAGCACCATGACCATTAAATGGGATGCTGTGCCAGGCCGAGATGAAAAGTGGAAACAAAGTCAAATCAAACAAATTGGCAGCATTGAAGCGTTTGATAATTGCACTTTTCATCACAAAGGTGAATCATCCATTGACATTGAAACTTTTGAAAAACTCAAAAAATATTGCAGCGATCCAGAAATTATGCTGGATGGTGAATCATACAAGATTTGGAGAAGTCCAGAAGAAGATCGCATATACATAGCCGGTGTTGATGTGGCAGAGGGTGTAGGACAAAACTATTCAGTGATACAAATTTTGGATGTAACTGATTTGACCAACATTGAACAGGTGGCCATCTACAGAGACAATGCAATTGCACCAGCTCAGTTTACAGTCAAGTTAAATGAAGTATTAACGCAATGGGGTAAACCACTTGTGTTGGTTGAGCGCAACAGTTGTGGACAAATTGTGGTGGAAAACTTGAGAGCCAATCACAATTACGAAAACATTGTGAGTTATGGTGCTGAATTAGCTGGCCGCAAAAAAGAATTCTTGGGTGTAATTGCGCATACCAACACCAAACAACGTGGTGTGCTCAACATGAGATATTGGGTGAATGTTCTCAAATGTGTTAAATTCAATGACATGAGCACACTCATAGAACTCAAAGATTTTGTACGCAAACCCAATGGCACATGGAGTGCTCGTGGCAATGGTACAGATGACTGTGTCATGGCATTGGTGTGGGCATTGGTAATTTTAGACAATGACAAGCAATTTGGCATATGCAATCAATACTTTGAAGTGGAAGAAACGGATGATAATGGCAAGCCCAGCAAGCTCAAACCCATGGATTTTGGCCTCACATACTTTACAAAAAAAGACCGCCTCATAAATTCACCAGGGGCATGGCTTGAAATGATGACAGCAGAGCGTTACAAAGATTCAGCAACGCTGCCCATTGCGTTTGGCGCCACAACAAGCAAAGATGATGATTTAGCTGATATGGAACTGCAAGGTTGGGAAATCTTATAAATAGCAACATGAGCATTGATAACAAACAAGCCCCCTTTAACAAATCACGCATTGACAAATTCACCATGGTGTTGAATTTGCCACCTGCTCTAAAAAGCATCAATGATAAGTTTAATCGCAACAATCGCACCATCAACCTGGAATCCATGCAGTTTTCTGTTTTTGGTGTTGTTGTGCCTGAAATTACAGTGCCGGCCATTGAAACGCGCTATGCAGGCAGCACAATTTATGTATCTTCACACAACAGATCTTCTTTTCCAGCATCAACATTAAATTTCACCATTGATAATCAATTTTCAAATTATTGGGTGATTTATCAATGGCTTAATGCCATGAGAGATGAAAAAGAAGGTGCCACCGGCGAAATTATCAATGCAAGAAATCTGGCCAAAGATGGCGCTGTGCTTGATGAATATGCAACAATTTTTACATTGTATGCAAAAGATGAATTCAACAACAACATTGTAAAATTTAATTACCACAATGCATTTCCAACAAAATTAGGCAGCATAAATTGGAATTATCAAGACAGCAAAGAAATAACTAGCTCTTTTGAATTCGTTTTTTCCAATATAACATGCACGCTAGTATAAAAATGGTGCTGGATTTTCTATAAATACAAGCATGGCATCAAGAATTATCAACTCCCCTGGGGTACAAATCAATGAAATCGATGAATCAGCAATTCAGGCAAATGTTTTTGGAACTGATGTATTCATCACTGGCTTTGCTAGCAAAGGTCCAACTGATGAAGTAATCTCCATCTCTTCACTTTCTGAATTTGAACAAATTTACGGCACACCAACCAATGCTGCAGAGCGTTATTTTTACTATTCTGTAAAACCACTCATTGGAACAGGTGCAAGCATTTTAGTAAACCGCTTGCCATATGGTGCTGGCAATGGTGATGGATTTGGTTCTCAATACAGCGCAGTTGTTTATCCCGTGGTTGCTGTATCTGGCAATCCTGTAACCATTGCTGCTGCAGGATCTTCATCCTCTGCAATCTCTGGCACAGGCGGCATTGTAAATACACTTGCTGCATCTGGTGTTGACGCATATGTTCTTGGCAAGCCAAAGCATTTTACACTCACCAAAGCACAATATCTTTCATGCATCAATGGCGAGGCATTCAACTGGTCAACAACATCAATGACTGGTAGTGCTGCTGCTAGCATTACAAGCATTAGCGATTTCGGCAAAGCCGGCATCGTTATTTTTAATGATGCTCAAACCACCATCAATGATAGATATGAAGGCTATTATGTTGGCGTCATTGACAACTCCAATGCAAATCCAGCCACTGATTTTGATGGCATCATCACTGCTGCTACAGTCAACACAGCAGGAACAGCTGGAAGTGCAGATGTACTCACCACAATCCCTCTTGCAAGACTCAACTTTGCACTG